CACTTAATAAAACTATAATCGCATTTAAATGATTTCTCTGAGATGTATAATGAAGATGTGATATCTTATGCATGAGATCTTCGGGATCAGATAAGAAATCATAATTATCTGAATCATATATTTTCTTTAATTTCTTGAGATTTGTTTCATATTGTTTCACTGTATTTGTCTTTAAAGATGGGCGAGATTTCTGAATATCTTCTTTAATTTCTTGTGTGTTAATCTTCATATTTTTATTATAAGTGAAGATTATTTTTTTATAAAAATAAAATTAAAAAAAATCTTAAAAGTGGCTAGGCTGGAATTTCTAAAATAACAATGTTTTTATAATATATTAATTCTTCTTTATTTTTTGATTTTCAGATTAGCCACTTTTAATGATCTAAAGATTGAAAAGGATTGAATGATGTCTGTACATCTTGCATGGAACAGATAAGAAGAAGAGAACTCCATAATCGATCATATACTTCATCATCTTGAAATATATTAGGACATAAAAATCCCGTATTCATTAAATAATCCATACATGAAGAAGTACATTTATCCCGATCACATGTCGCGAGAGTTGTTCTTATTACATCTAACATTAAACAGGATATTTTCGGAGGTGTTATCATTTCTTTATAAAAGATTTAAATTTAAGCGAAATAACATGAGAAGCGTCCATCTTCAACGACAGCCACTTTAAGAAGTTCAAGATAAACTCTGAGAGTATAATTTCCAGCGGGAAGGTTGTTCGTGTCATATTGTAATTCAACCCCCTTATTATTGATCCTTTCACCACGATTAGGACGGATCGCATTCCATAAGAAATTTCCTTGAAGTCCCGCTGTTCCGTTATTTTGTACATGTCCTTCGAAAGTTCCTTGAGTCAAAGCGGTCGCACCCTCGCCCGAATATTCTTGACGCGTTACAAATGGAACTTGTCCTTCTGCTTGCTGGGTTGTATGGAAAATGAGCGCCGTATTTTCGCGATCGACTGCGAATTCATCGCGGTCGTTGTAGTTAAGATTTAATGAGAGACTTGAAATCTGTTCGGAGGCTTTAGAAGTTCCATCACCTAACAGGATCGAGCGCGGGTCATAATTAGTGTCTTTCTGAACACCCGAGATAACTTTGGAAACGAGTCGCCCATTTCCTCCCACATTCATCGAGAAATCATCGAATTGTGTGTTCGCTTGAGTGCGCTTCGCGAGTCTATAATCTACATATGAAAAAGTTAATTTTTTATTCTGTTCAGCGTACTTCCTCATGATTTCTCCATCGTAAGAAATAGAATCATATATCATCTTAACCTCATCTAAATCGATCTGATACTGAACATTGCGAGTTCCACCCGCTTCCATGCACATCCGACCGCCGACAGCCCCGAGACCTCCGAGAGTGTTTAGGACAGGTGTGAAGGTTAAATCGATGTGAATCTCATCATCAATCATAAATGCGGGAAGTTGATTGAATTTTAGGAATGGGAAAAGATCCGATAAATATATCGAATAGATGGGCGCTTCTGATATCGTTTGAGCGCTTGTCCCGTCATGCTGTTGAAATGGAAACAATTCAACTTGATGAAGACCCGCACCGGTTACGACAGGATTCCGCCCGAGTGATAAACCGTAGTTATTCGCGGAAGTGTCGCTTCCGTCTGTATAATATGGCTCATGATTGATCGCGCGCTGACTTAGATATTGTTCTCTTTCTTTGTTATTTTCATTTGTTAAAAATAATGAATGATATGCATGGAGCGAGGCGAAATCTTGCACAGAGCAGACAGTCTCATTTCCGATCCGTAATTCGGCGGATGAAATTAACTGACCGATCCCGATCTGAAGAGGATAATAAGAAGAAGGATTCGTGAGGGGAACACATCCGAGAGTAATTTTTGAATTAGAATGAAGGAAACCAGCCACGCGGTTCAATGTGAATCGGCATCGGTCTTGAGTACTTACAACGGGATCAATAATATCTGTCATGAGTTTCTGACCATATTCGGAGGGGATTTCACCGATCTTAATTAAATCAGGAATAGCGTCACCACTTACGGGAGAATCTTTAACTTTTTCATCTACGTCAGCCATTTTTATAATTATTTATATTATAAAAATCTTAAAAAGAAAGTAATTAATTTTGAATTAATAGAAAAAATAATTTACGAAATAACTTGAACGCCGTCTTCATTAAAAGCGATCGTCGTCTTATGTTTAATAAATAAGTACGCTGAGATGGGATTCCCATCAGTGAGACCATTAGACATCTGAATCGAAAATTGAGCATTTGTGAAATCAACTCCTTCGGAGTCGAGTTGATCATATAGAACACCCACACCCCACGACGCACCACCTTCGGGAATGAAACGATATGAAGTAGTAGTCGAATCATTAACGGTATAATTTCTGTTACAATTAAGAGGAGAGACAGAACATCTATTATGAACATCTTCCGGAATTATCGAACTTAAGAACTGTTTAATGACTTGAGGATCGGCGACGGTTGTATCTGCATCCGAATCGAAATTCGTCTTCGTTTCAAACTGGAAGGGGAAACGCTCTCCATTTCTTAAAAATGAAATCGTCTTAAGATCCGCGAGTTCTCCACCGGTAACAGCCGGAAGACCACCGCTCGAAACTAATGCGGGCATATAAGTCAAGAAACCATCTTGACCGAGATTATTGACAAAATTCGAGGGAACAAAATTGACAAATGCGCCGAGTACTTTAGACAGGGCGAGACTGTAATTAATGATCGAATTAGTGCTTTCAAGTGTGTTGAAATAAGAAGTGATCGAATTAAAGGAAAATGCTCCCGCCTTAGTCGGCATAGATCCCGAAGGAACATGAACTTCACACGTTAATCCGAGATCGCTTAATTCATAAAATACATCTCTCATGTCTGTCGTGACTCCAGTATCAGAATAAAAGAAATTCGAATCGGGACTTAAATGAATTTCAACTTCGAGGGGAAATTGATTCAATGGAAGAGCCCCACCGCCGAGAGTCATTCCGGATGGAAGAGGAACGGCGAAAGTCGAAGAAGTTGTATTTCTTACGACAGAATTTTGAAAGGTCTGATAATTAGGATATATCAGGGCGGTTTCTTGTAAATGTCCTTGCTGATCTTGAGAACCAGCCAGCGTGGGGAGATACGAACTCATAAATCTTGCATAATGTCTGATGTGTTCCGCCACTTGTTTCGTTTCAGCATGTCTGAAAATTATCTGATCAAATGCTCCATAAATTCCTAATTTCTGAGACGCCATAGCCTCAGTCCCATTTCCAGCACCACCGCCGGCGACGGGGTGAAGAGTTCCGCCCGCGTCTCTCCATATATTCAACTCACCATAGACACGGAGAGAGGACAAGTCAAGGAATCCATTCTGACGCCCCACCGTAAAGGTTAAGACAGGATTTCCGTTCTTAAAAGATACTTTTCCCGAAGCGGGAACATTGTTCGGCATGATATCAAGATATTTTCGCGAATCCATGTCAGTCATTTTTATAATTATACTTATATTATTTTTTTAATATAATTTTTAAAATTTACAATTAGAAAAAAAATTTAATTTATAATACGACTTGAACTGAATCACCCTTAATCAGTACTCGGCGGATATGATAGACGAAAGACATCAAAAGTTTATTACAATCGGGGGCTTGATCAACGCCGGCGACGTTGCTTTCATTATATAATAACTGGAGTTGATTAGTCTTATTATTTAGATCAGCGACGCCATCATTTAAGGCGTATGCACGGGCTATGATGAAATTTCTATTATAATCACAGAAAGAACGGGGAACAACACGCGCGCCGTTCAATGCTTTCTCTACTTCGCATAAATGCTGAGCAGAGATCGACTTCCCTCCGTTAATTTTAGATACAGAAACAGGACGAGATGGAGTCAATTTATCATCGATGAGCCACTGATAAGAACTCAATTGATCTATAATCCCCACCATTCCGGTTCTGTTCGAGATCAGACGACCATCCATAAGTAATGTTTCTTCTTCATATGGGACATCAGTCACCCCACCAGCGCCACGACATCCAGCGACTAACTGGGGGACTGTGTAAGTCTCAGCATCAGTCGGGACGCATACGATAGATTTAGCCCGAGTGTTACTCATGGCGAGATTAATAGTGGCGTTTCTGTTGTCCGAATTGAGAGTGTTTTTATAATTTGTAGTGCTTAGAATATCGAATTCGATCTGTCCTCCCTCTCTGAGTTTTTGCATCATTCCTTTTTCATAACGATCATCGAGTTGAACTTTCGCGCATACGATAGATAGATCAGAAACCGTATATGAACAATCAAAAGCAGTGATCGGCGCAGATGTCTGAACTCCGGCTGTGTTTTCTCTCTGACGATCAACCGTCGTTGAATAGACGATGAAATTATTCGAAGTGATACTCGTCGAGTTAGTATTCGAATTTTGTACGTTCGCATTCTGTAATTCTATCCGGACAAATCCACCGCTCATAGTGATATCAGTGACAACACCTTGAATGGGATTATTTCCGGCGTCTTCTAATTGTGCCGTGACATTAGGATCAGTCTTCGAGCAGATGCCGATGTATTCACCTTTAACAAATGGACACGCCTCGACGCTTGTCATGTTATTATCTTTCGCGAGAAAGATATATTGAGTCTTTCCCATTGCGCCGTTATTCAAAAAGGCTGTACCCACAGCGTCAATACCATGAAATAACGGATTCTGTTGCATCCTCCGATTTCTATTTACGCTGTCGCATTGTTTCAAACATCTTGAGGCGTCCTCGAGATCGATTTCGATGAAAAGTCCTTGAGTGGCTAAAACAGGGAAGATTTTCTCAGACTGAGAAAAAACACCCGTATGAAGGGGAATCGAAACTTTAGCAGTTGTGAAATCTTCATCAGCCCAGTTGCGACCAGCAGGAGCAGGGTCAGTGACATAATAAGGATTCGAACTGAGATTAATTAATTGAGATTCTGAAGTCCCGAGAGTCCCTCGAGATTTGGGGTCAGAGACTAATGATCCTTCTTTTAATGCACGAGTATTTCTCATGGAATCATCTTGATTATAAGAATATTCCATCGCGACCTTAGTATTATAATCGGAAATTTCCTCGATGAGCGTATTTCTTGAGCCGGAGTATATGCGCACGTTTTTCACTAAACACTGCGCCCCGATATGAGGATCTAACTGGAGACGAGTGGGAACAGTGTCCCCGCTGACCTTAACTTTAAAATTAAGATAACTATTTTTTCCGTCAAGGAATTTCAC